TCTCGAAGATTTGGTAGTATGTAGCGATTCTACTATTTTTAAACCTGCCCCATGGAATGTTCCTTCATTTACCTATTCTTTTCCAGATAGTTCTACTTATTCTTTTGCACCTCTTTCACGTAATCAAATAGGACAGCCCACTATTTTATTATCCACTATTCAGCGTTATGTACCCCCAGCCGTCCAAGAAGCACTTCGATCTACTGCCATTCAAATTCCTTTTCGCCGACAGTTTGAAAATAATTTTACATTTGGAGAATTGGATTATATTCCGTTGGATAAAGGCGGTACTGCTGCAGTCACACGACGCCTTGATGGGCGGCATCCCACTGAACGTATGTTTTGGTTCTTTCGTACTCAAAATTCACTTGATAATAACCAATTAGACAATTTTAGCAACAATTACTTTGATACTCATCCTCCTACTGATACTCAACCTTATACAATACCATATGGTTCTTTTTATTATCGTATTAAACTGATTATTGCTGGAAGAGACCGTGAAGCATTGCATGAACCCTTTTTATGGCAACAAATCGTTCAGCTTGCAAAAGATGAGAAAGCATGTGGAAAAGAAATCGGTTCCATGAAATGGTCCCGCGGCGATACATATGGCACGATTTATCCTACTGCTCGTGTCCCAGAAGGAACCATTAATTTTACAACAGCAGATAGACCTACCTTTTATGTCGAATTAGCAAATGTGAATATGAATCTAATGTTGGCTCAACGCAAATCAGAATGCCGCGTCTTTACCGAAGGATGGAATGTATATGAAGTGAAAGAAGGTCGCGGAAGACTACTATTTGCAAATTAATACATTTTATATAATAGTATATGAGTACAATACGGCGAACAAAAAAGGTAAAACAAAGGCCAATTTGTGTGGGTATTATTACCATTCCCCATCAGAAAAAAGTTAAGCATGGTTCGTCCCATGTTATGAAAACATATGTCGATTGGTTTATTCAGCGTGGTATACAAGTTGTGCTTATTCCCTATGATACAACCGAACATGAGATGTATTTTAATATGGTGCATGGGCTTCTCATTCCTGGAGGAGAAACAGGATTTATTGTTAACAATCCATCATTTATGAATTCTGTTACACGATTTATTGAACTTTCTTTGCAGCCTCGTGTCTATTTTCCAATATGGGGGACATGTTTTGGATTTGAAACGTTGCTATTTGTCATTGGAGGATTTACTAAGTTAAAACGCTATCCAGCGGATGGACTCTATCCCATTACACTGACAGAAAAAGGACGAGCATCGCGAATGTTTCGTTCCTTTTCGCCACGATATCTTCGATTTTTAGAGAAAGAACCGTCCACTCTACAGCATCATGATTATGCTATTTCATTGGACGATTTTATGAAGAAACCCTATCTGTCACAATTTTATAATATTTTAGCAACCAGTATGGATAGCAAAGGGCAAGAATATGTTGCAGCCATAGAAAGCCCATACTATCCAATTTATGGAGTCATGTGGCATCCTGAACGACAATCCAATGCAGGTGCATTTGCAGATTTCTTTCTTTCTGAACTCCGAAAAAATAAGAGAAAGCCCGTTCCTTCCTCCTTCCTCTTTTCTTCTACCTCGAAACTGGCCCACTACCTTCCTCATTATTGTACTCAATACAAACAACTCGGTCATTATATCTGTTATTTCTTCAAATAGTTGTATAACGTTATAAAACGTTTTATAACGTATATATCATATAAGATAATTATTTATTATCTTATATTGCATTTCATGTAATTTACTGTTTAAAACCACTCTTCATCCATTCAGCAACCTTCATCGTATCAGAACTCTGTAGAATAGGCTGACATTTGCCATTAACAATCGCTAGAAAGGCTGGAATCGACTTGACTCCACAATAACCTGGCGTATAATCATTTTCATCCAAGTCGCATTCGTACCATGTAATTTTATCACTTAGACTAAGTAGAAAATTCATATCAATTCGCTTACAAGGGCCGCACCAACTAGCCGAAAATTTCACAATCACGATCGGCTCATGCGGTACTTCTGGATTTTTCTTGATGAGGCTTTCGAAAAACTCCTGGCTCGGGAGGGGCATCATCTTCTTCTGGGACATTGCGTTTGGATCGAAAATACGTTAATAATAACCCAGCTACCGAAATAATGGCAACTGTTCCTAATAATGTATAAGGCAACGCGTTTAAGTTGCTTCCAAATTGTGCTTCGCTTCCAAATTGTGCTTCGCTTCCAAATTGTGCTTCGCCACCTGATTGTGCTCGCTGCATATTAGAAGATGCCTGTAAAGCACCCTGTGTTGCAGTTGCTGTTAAGGGTGTAATACTGCCAATTGAACTTGCTGCCGTTACAATTCCCTTAATATTATCGGCTAACGCAGGTATTTCTTGTGCCGCAGCCTTTGCCGCATCTGCCGTTTTACCAACTGTTACAACGGCTGCTGTAACAGGAGCCGTTGCAGCCTGTACTAACCCTGTTAATGGGCTAATAAACATCTCAATGATGTTCAGTACAAATTTGGGAATTAATGCAAAAAGACGAGACTTGAAACTTCCTCCTTCCTTTCCAAAAAAGTCGCCATTGTTATTGATAACACTTTCTGTATCTGTAAAAAATAAAAATAAATGATATATCCACCATCCAATTGCAATTGGCATACCAATCATACTAATCAACAAGATAACACGAATTGCACCTGTTTGGTTATCTCCCACAAGAAAGGAATCTAATCCAAAAGCTCCACCCATCATCAGACACAATGCATACACAAAGAAATTCCAATGTAATTTACTTGGCTCTTCTTTTGATAAGACACCCGCTGCAATTCCCTTTGGTCCGAGAATGGGAACACCTAATCCATATAATTTGACGACATCGCTATTAAATAGTGCATGAGACATATCATAAATGTACCATACTCCAAAAAATAAAATGTTTATTGCCAGTTTTGCTAGAAAAGTGAGAGGAGACCGTAAATATAAATGGTCGAGTGCAAAAAATCCACCTAAAATGGTTAATCCCAAGAATACCTTATAGGATAAATAAATACTGTCACCTTTTTCCTCTTCTTTATTGCCAAATAGTTCGAGTTTCTCTAACCAAAATTTAAGATTGGAGACAGTCGTTCCCATTACTGTCTACATTGACTTTTTTGGCCTTCGATGACACTCGCTTTTTATACAGTAAATAATAGTCCACCAAAACCATTAATTACACGAAATACATTATAATTGTGCCCGTACACAACAATACGACAATTTCCTCGCTGTTCATACGCTGGCATAAGTGGATTACTTAGCACTGGATTCATTTGAATCTGCCATACAATACTGTCAAGTCGACTGGCATTCATTGTTCCTGTAGGTTGGACGTCCTCAGGGCGTAGAGCAAACGAATAATTATAAATAAACGAGTTGACCGGAGTGGTCGTGTGATGATCGTAGGGCTGTTCTAAGCGAAAATATTGTGCACTCCTCGCCATAAATCGATCATATCCATCCAATTGTAGTTTTGCAGTAGAGATTAAATCCATACGACCCGCTGGTGCATTGGAATTTAGATACGGTACCACCAATGCAGGTGTTGGCTCATCAATCGCCAAATTACTATAATTAAACCATTCATTGCGATTCATCATCGCATCACGTTGTGCCATAAAAATAAATTCCTTCATGGGGTGATTAAATTCGACAGAAATTGTCGCCGTATTTTGCTGAGCGGTTAATGAATAGGGTGGTGTATATTGCACTTGTTCGATAATATATTCATGAGAGGCACTTACAAAGAGACGACGCTCTTCCACGTCCAAGAAGACATAGTCGCCCCACAACATCATGTTCACAATCTGTGAAGTGCAATCAACCCTTGTAGAACAAGCTGGCATCCAGTTTGATTGATCGTTCGGAGGAGGTATCCAAAACAATTGCTGAAGCGGTCTCAATGTAATATTAATACGAATGGGGCTATATTGTAAAGCAATAAGAGGAATATACAAACCAGGATTATTACAAAAATAGAATTGGAGCGGAATCAATAGTCGTATTCCTTCCGACTGTGCTCCTGGAATAATATTAGGAGGATTAAACGGTTCAATTCGTCCAATCATTTCGTTCAATGCATCTCGTTGTCCTGCAGGAGTTGTCAATTGCGTCCATACTTCCATCCATTCACCGGTCTGTTTATCAATCTCCTGTTCTCCCACCTCAAATGTAATCTCCTGAATCATGGCATGACCTATCGAATTGGTATAGGACAATACATTTCCAGATGTATCTCTTATTTGAGGCAAAGTAACATCCAAATACACTCTTCCCAACAGGTCGCCACGTCTCGGAATGAGACATGTCAGACGTTGACCAAAATTGGGTGTTCCGTCAAAATACATAGGCTGCGATTCCACTGCAAATTGAGTATGACGACGATATACCATCTTAAAAAAGCTAATTTGAGGATTTCCTGTTAAAAATAAATCTTGCTTTCCCGTCGCAACAAGTTGTAATAA